CCTTTTAAGCCAATTAGTACCAGTGCTGATGGAGTACAAATATGTGAGCATTTGCCACTATTATCTCAACAAATGCACCACCTTAGTATTGTGCGTAGTATGAGTACCAGAGAAGCGGACCATACAAGAGGTCGCTACTATATGCACACAGGATTTGTTCCAACACCAACTATAGAGCATCCTAGTTATGGGAGTGTTATATCTCATGAACTAGTTAAGTCTGTTCCAGAATTAGAAGTACCAGCATTTGTTAGTGTTGGTGGTTCTAGTATCGGCCCAGGATTTTTGGGTATGACATATTCACCATTTGTAGTAGATAGTAACGGAAATATTCGCGATCTTAATGGTGGAATTGATCAGAGCAGAGTCGCTGAAAGATTACAAATGCTAGAATTAATTGAGGATAATTTTATATCTCAAAAAAGAGGAAGTATTGCTCTTGAGCATAGAAAAGTTGTGGATAAAACAGTTAAACTAATGACCAGCAAACAGATGGATGCCTTTAAAGTATCAAAAGAACCTCAAGAAATA